GCCGACGTCGAACCATTCGATGCGGTATTGAATGACGAACATATCGGCTCAGGCTGGTTCACGCTCGACGCATTGCCAACGCCGTTGCATGGTTGCAGCGCCAATGTCATCGCCTGCATATTCAATGCAATTGCAGGTGACAGGTCAGATACCGTCAAGCAGTGGGATATCAACGGGTTCTTTGAAGTAATGGACAACCCGGTGTCAAAGGTCGGTGTATTTAACTACCTTGGCAAGAACATTCCACAGGAAATCGACAAGGGCAATGCGGGTCAGTTCTTTGCGGTATATCGTCCAGCATCAGAACTGGCAGACCCGGCCTGTATCGCAACGTTACGTCTGAAACCGTGGATCATCGATCATACGATGATTGGCGATGGTACGGGCGGAACAGTCCAGATTGAAGAAAAGAAAGCACGTGGCGTTACTGGTGAACGTGGTTGGTTCGACCCCAACGATGATTATGGAACGTTGAAAACCAACATCATGTGCTGGTCCGAATTTCTCGCCGCAAGCATTGCGTCGGGTAAAACCCCGTTGTCACTCGGTTACCGTTGTGTATACGAGTATGCGCCGGGGGTGTTTGAGGGTGTGCCTTATACTTATGTGCAACGGCGCATCCGTTTCAACCATCTGGCATCAGTCGATGACGGTCGAATGGGGCCGGAAGTTGCTGTTATGGATGGTCTATCAACTACGGAGAAATCTGCAATGACCAAAGATCAAAAGGCGAAGCTGATTCGCGCCAAAACAAAGACGCTTGCAGGCACGGTCAAAAACCGCCTGATGGCCTTTGCCATGGACGCAGAAGAAGCAATCAAGGATGGCAAGGACGATGGTGGTGAAATGAAGCAGGCCGTTGATGCCATCAACAAGGCCGTGCCGCTGCTCGAAGCGCTCGAAGATATCAAGTGCGTTGGTGAATCTGACGAACTCGGCATGGACGAAGACGGCGCACCGTCAACGCCGGTTGGCGACACCGCGCAGATGCCCGGCGACGAACGCAAGAAGGACGCGAACGGACTCGATGCTGACGACCCGACGAAGAAGAAACCCGACGAAGGCGAGAAGGAAGGCAAAGGCATGGACGCTGCGGAAGTCGCACGCATCGTTGATGCTGCAGTCAAGAAGGCCGTCGCTGGTATGGGCAAAGGTATGGACGCGCGTGAAGTGGTTCGTGTCGTTGCTGATCGTGACGCGCTGGTCAAGAAGTGCGGCCCGCACATCGCTGATTTCGCCAATATCGCCGTTGCCATGGACGCGCAGGACGTCGCTGAATACGCCGTCAAGGCGCTGGAAATTCCGGCAAGCAAGGGTCAGGAAGTGACGGCGCTTGAAGCCTGGTTGCACAAGCGCCTGCCTGCTCACCAACTGCCTACTGCTACCGCTGGCGACGCGGCCGACAAAAGCAGGAAGCCGTCGTTCATGTCCAAGCAGATTGCCGAACGCAAGTAACGGCACCGCTGCAAACAGTCAACTTCATAGGAGCATGTAACCATGGCTGGTACTTTTCAACAAGCAATCAACTACGATTTCGGGTTCGGCATCCCCGGCGAAATCTCGCGTGACGGCCCGTTGCGGGCACATATCGGCTATCTGCTTGCGGCCGGTGGCGTCACGACGAACAATTCATTCGGCAACGTGTTTACGTTGAATGCCGATGGCAAAACGGTCGGGCCGGGTGGTACGGGCGCGGTATGGGGCATCCTTGCCAATCCGAAGCAGCACGTTTCGATGGGCAATTCCAATGGTCCGCTCGCGCCGAACTTCCTGTTGCCCAACAACGTTACAGCCGACTTCGTTGAATTCGGTAAGGTCATCGTTCCGTTGTACGGCACCAAGGCGGCGGTAGCTGGTCTGCAAGTGCAGTTTGCTACCGCTACCGGTCAAATCTCGATTCCGGCCGCTGCCGGTACGCCTGATGCGGGCAACACGTTGCTGGCGGCAACGGTCGAAGACTACGGCCAAACGTCGGAAGGCGGCGCGCTGATTCTGCTCAAGATCAATCTGTAACGTCATACGCGGCGCGAGTCGCCGCGTAGTCTGAACAACTCGATACTACGGAGTTAAAGCAAATGTTGAAATTCACTGAAAAGAATGTGTCGCCAACGCATTCGATGTTGGGTGCCCGTACCTGGAAACCCATTGAGGTATCAGAGGCGGATGTCGTTGAGTACAACGCACTGAAGCAGATTGGTATCGGCTTCGACCAGGCGTATATTCACGAACTGACTGAAGCCGTCAAGATGGCAGCGACAATGGATAGCAACGACGTCGGCATTCTGCCGGTGCCGGGCGCAATCCAGTCCGTCAACGCAATTCCGGCGCTTGTGCAGTTCCTGCAGGCATGGATGCCCGGCTTCGTCAACTTCATCACCGCCGCGCGCAAGATCGATGAACTGATTGGCATGGCAACCATCGGTTCGTGGGAAGACGAGCAGATTGTGCAAGGTATGCTGGAACCGACCGGCAACGCGATTCCATACGGCGACTACAGCAACATTCCGCTTTCGTCGTGGAACGTCAACTTCGAATGGCGTACCGTCGTACGCTTCGAAATGGGCATTCTGGTCGGGCTGTTGGAAGAAGCGCGCGCCGCACGTATGCGCGTTTCTTCGAGCGGCGAAAAGCGTGGTCAAGCCGGTCGCGCGCTCGACATTCAACGCAACCGCGTTGGTTTCTACGGCTTCAATGACGGCGCAGGCCGCACATACGGGTTCCTGAACGATCCGTCGTTGCCTGCCTATGCCACGTTGCCTGATGGCGCGACGTCGGGTACAACGACGTGGAACACCAAGACGTTCAACGACATCACAGCCGACATCCGGCTTGGTATGTACACGCTCGAAGTGCAGAGCATGGATACCATCGACGTTGAGAAAACGCCGATCACGATGGCGATTCCGATGGGCAAGAACCAGTTCTTGACCGTTACGCAGTCCGTTGGCGGTATTTCGGTTCGCCAGTGGATTCGTGACAACTATCCGAATCTGCGTATCGTGACGTGCCCGGAACTGACGGATGCCAACGGTGGCCTAACGGCGATGTACTTCTACGCCGAACGCATCGAAGACGGTTCCAGCGATGACGGCAAGGTATTCATTCAGGTCGTGCCGTCGAAGTTTCAGGCGCTTGGTGTGGAAAAGCGCGCCAAGTCGTACGTCGAAGATTACGCCAACGCAACGGCCGGTGTGATGTGCAAACGTCCGTATGCAGTAGTGCGTTTCACCGGTCTGTGATTCGTCGCTAAACCGGGGCTGTAGAATAAGGGGGTGTGTCTAATGGCGCACCCCCTTTTCAATTAACGGAAAACACATCATGTCAGGCAAACAGGTAGCACAAAAATCGACGGGTACCGTTCACGTTTTCAGCACGTTGGCGAACCCGCAAAAATTCACGCGGTATTCGATGCCCGATCCGACCGACGCAACTCAGATGGGTCGATTGCCCGTCGTTGAACGCGAAGTTCTGATTCGTGGTGGCGCAGGCATCGCGACCAAAAATCTGATTACACCGCAGGGTGTCCACACCGCGATTACTGAAGATGAGTATGAAGCGGTTCGCGAACTGTCGCACTGGAAAGATTTCATTGCCAAGGGTTTCATCCGTGTTGAACGCAAGGCGTACGACGTTGACAAGATGGTTGGCGACATGAACCCGCGCGATCCTAGCGGCCCGCTCACACCGGCCGATTATCAGAACGCCAAGAAAGACGGTTCTGAAGCGCTGCCAACCGAACTCGAAAAGACGGGCACGGGTTGGGTGGCGAACCAGTTGGCGAACCGTTAATAACGGAGTATGGCAAATGACGCAGCACACGTTTGACTACGCACTATTTCAGGCACAATGCCCGGCGTTCGCTAGTGACCCTGATGAAACCGTCCTTACCGCCTATTACGCAATGGCTCAGACGTACGCCAACGACGGATATGACAACTGGTGCGGCGGTTTTAACGGTGCTGCGCTCGATTTGATTCTTAACTTGCTGACAGCACATATTGCACAGATTCAGGCGCAGATTGCAGAAGGTATGGATAGCGTCATCGTGACTGGCAGCACTATCGATAAGGTCACGGTGTCATTGCTCGCGCCACCGGTCAAGGATATGTTTCAGTACTGGCTTGCAACCACGCCTTACGGCAAGCAGGTTCTGGCGCTGGCGCGTGCGCGGTTCGCTGGCGGTTTCTATATCGCCGTGGGCAACCCGGAACGTCACGGCTTTCGCAAGGTTGGCGGGCGGTTCCGCTAATGGCAACGATACGCAGAGTGCCGGGCAATGCATCCGGCGCGTTCACCAAGGCGCTTAAAGATTTGTCTGGTGCGAATGTTCGTATCGGCTGGTTTGAATCGTCACGATACCCGGACGACAACGCAACGCCCGTTGCCTACGTTGCAGCTATCAACGAATTGGGGCCGCACAAACGGCCCTTTCTTCAAACGACGGCAGATGCTCGCGAGCAGGAATGGGCGGAACTGATGTTGCAGTTATCCCGGCGCGTCGTCACTGGCAAAATGACAACTGAAGACGCGCTATCGGCAATTGGTCTGCAAGTGGGCGGTGACATTCAACATAAGCTTGCGGAGATATCGCGTGCAGGCGGTCTGTCGTTGATTACGCTGGTCGCACGCGCGTATCGTCGCGATGGCAAGAAAGTCACCGGCAAGACGATTGGGGAGATTGCAGCGCTTATCAAGAGTGACCCCGACAAGGCGCGCGAAGAAGCTCAGGGTATTGCAGATGCACCGTTGAATGATTCGGGCTACATGCGTGCAACCGTGTCATTTAGCGTCAACATGAACGAACCTGAAAAGGTCGACCAGACATGATTATCCCTGGCTCCAATCTACTCAAACTTGCGTTGTCGGTGCAAGGGTCGCAAACGGTAAACTGGTTTCAGTTCGCCTCACAGGAATCGGGTACGACCGGCCTGAATCTGGTCACGTACAACGCGCCGCAGACCGTTACGCTAGGTAGCGTCCAACCGGTGCCGCGAAGCCGGTACGACGCCTATGGGCTTGACCGTGAGGCAAAGTACGTCACATGGTTTGTGCCCAACGTTAATGCGCAGTCAGTCAGTCGCGGTCCTGACAAGTCGGGCGATGTCATTGAATACCCGATCAACAAGAACGGCACGCTGATAGCTGGTGTATCGCGTCGCTATCAACTCGTTGGTGACACGCCGTGGTTGAGTTCTGATAGTTGGACATATGCACTTGGTCAGGACATCGGACCAGCAACGGGGAATACAACAAATGCTTGATTCGGCTATTCAGTTGCAGTTGCAAAATACGCTGGTTGCAGGGCTTGCAGCGCGCAGCGTCACTGCCGGTGTTATCCAGAACAATCAGCCGCGACAATTCGTTGCGCCGTCGACACCCGCTATATTTCATTCGTTGGGGCCGCGCAAGCCTTGGGGGTGGCCCGCATACAAGGACGTGTCCAACGCGCCGAACCCCGGCTTCACAACGACCAAAACACAGGTGATGCATACGCGGTTTCAGATCGCGGGGTGCGCACCAAACGCTAGTCCTGCAACACCGACCGCATTGACATCAACGGACCTTGCTGGCATTGCCAACAGCATAATGACCGACGAAACAAACCTTGCTGCATTCGTCGCGGCAGGTTTCAACGTGTTTCGAGTAATCGATTTAGGCGCTATCTGGTTCAAGGATGACACCGGCCAGAACGTTCTATGGGCACCGTTTGATATCATATTCACGCACAAAGACGTGTTCACAACACAGACTGGCGCGATTACTGACTTTGACGGCACGTTTGACCGCATCTAAACAGGAGAATGCCAAATGGCAATCAGATTTACGAAATTCATCGACATCAATTCGGTGGTCGGTGCTGCGGCACAAGTGCCCCAACGGCAATGGTGTGCCCGCATCTTCACAACAAGCGCGCTAGTTGGGCCTAGCGCAATTCTGCAATTCACCAGCGCGGCCGACGTTGGCGACTTCTTTGGAACGACTTCCGAAGAATATCAACGCGCCGTTGTGTACTTCGATTATGAATCGGTGCTTGGTAACGCGCCGGTCGCAATCCAGTACGCACGTTGGGTCGAAGCCAATCAGCCCGCGACGATCTACGGCGAGGCAAGTATTGCGACGCTGGCAGCATTGAACGCGATTACGGCCGGTGTGTTGTCGCTCAAGTTCGGCGCGACCACTGTGAACCTGACCGGTCTGGATTTTGCGACAGACGGAACGTTGGCGGCGGTTGCCACGACGTTGCAGACGGCGCTCATTGCAGCAACGGCGCAATCGCCCAATGCCGAACTTACCGCATGCGTGGTCGCATTCAACGCGACGTCACAGGCGTTTGATTTCACCGCAAACCCGACAGTCACAGCAACAGAAACGTTTCAGGTGGTCACACCGGAAGGTGCAACAAGCGCGAACGACGTCGCCGCTGCATTGGGCTGGTATGCATCGCAAGGCGCACTGGTCAATGGCGCATCGCTTCTTGAAACTAGAGTCGCCGGTTTCTCGCGCGTTACCGCACTGAACAACAACTGCGGCGAAATCATGTATACGGACGCGTCGGACCTGACGCTATCCGATGCAACCGCAGTGGGTGAAGCCAACGCAGCATTGAACGTCATGTTCATTTTCCGCGTGTTCGTCAGTCCGACCACATGGGTCGCATGGTCTGCCGCACTGATCGGTATTGCGGGCCTTGGTCTGGAATACGAGGATGTCAACGCCAATGGCGCGGGTGTTCGTCAGTACATTGAAATGTTGCCCGCTGCGATTCATGCTGCGATCAACTTTAATGCCGTCAACGGTACTATCAACTTCATGTACCGCCAGAACAGCGATTTCGGCGCGTCTATCAACGACAACCCCGGTACCGTGCAATCCGATGCGCTCGACGCGGCCCGCGTTAATTACTACGGCGTAACGCAGACGGCTGGCACTAATATCGCGTTTTACCAGCGCGGTAATCTGTGCGGCGGCGCAACTGCGCCGGTCACGTCGACGGTGTTCGCGAACGAGCAGTGGTTCAAGGACATGTGCGGTGCGAATCTCATGAACCTGCAACTTGGTGTAGGGCAGATTCCGGCCAACAAGCGCGGGCAGATCATGTGCGAAAGCGTGCTGGAAGGCAATGAAGCAACCAGCCTGACGCCTGCAACTGGCATTCAACTGGCGCTTGCCAACGGCACAATTCAGGCGAACGGTTTGCTGTCGTTGACGCAGCAAATCTACATCACGCAGCAAACGAATGATTCGACGGC